ACTGAAGGTGAGTAAATATTAGTACCTGCTACTCCTTCATATGCAAATACTGCTGAAAAATCATTTTGAATTGTCATAATTAAATTCCTTTGTTATTCTGTTCTGTATTTATAAATTCTTTACAATTCATGCCATGATATCTAGTCATATTATCCAACTCCAACTTCCTTCACCCCAACCACCCAGTGCAGATGTCTCCATCATCCCCCAAGAGAATATTTTAGGTGCTGCATAATAATAGTTCAACAGATTTACTCCTGCTGGTCTAAAATCAAAATAATGATTTGTTAAAAGTGCAATATCTATTGGATTCATTATTCCTGAGAAATAAACATTCATGGTCATATTCTGATTATCTTGAATAAAGACTGAATTATTAGGAAATGCAATGCTTAAAGCAGCAACTGCTGAATTTATTGTTCCATCCCAATTATTAAGAGCAATTCTTGCAAGAAGAATTCTTCTATAAGTACTATCATCAAGGATTGAATTAGTACTTCCTGAAAAAGAATTGTCCCAATATCCTTCATCAAACCCTAATCCTGATGTATCAAAAGAAAATGTTGCACCTGTTAAAGGAATAGTTACTATTCTTCCAATTCCAATCCATTCACCTAATTTATCTAATTGATCACCAACTGCAGTCTGTATATTGAATAATTGAGACATGGAATTCATGAGTACAGAATTCTGCCAAAATCCTTCTGTTAACATATTAACTACCTGTAAAAAGATTGGTAATTGATGTTCAGAAGTAATTAAACTTAAGTATGGATTTAATACAGATACCCCATCATTTGATGTATTTGTATTGGTGATAGTACTAAATGTATCCTCAGCAGTAGTATTTGGGTCATTATTATCTTCAGCAATAGCATCTTCTGCTATTGAATAGATAAGAGAAATATTTAATATTTGTTCAGAAGTTAAACTCATAATACAACTACTAAGATATTAGAACCAACAATTTCAGATATTCCATTATAAGGAATGATGATATTTCCAAAAACATCTAATGAAGCAATACCAGAGATAATATTTAAGGTTAAATTCTGAATATTAAATAACTGATCTGCAGAAGCAGCAATACAGTTATTAACAAATACAGTATCTCCAATACCTAAACCTGAGATATAATTCAGAATGTTATTATTAAGATTAGTTAAATCTTGACTTGTATATCCAGGTAATGGAGTAATTGTTATTACAACTCCAACCAATACTTGAGCAACAGGTGAGAATGAAATAGGAAGAGTAAATCCTGAATTAAAAACATATTCAGTAAGATTACCATAAGTTCCTACACCTGGAGCTTTTTTATCAGCAATCACTGTAGCTATACTTGTTGGGTCACCTCCATCTACAACAACTGCTATAGAATAAGGAGGAATTCCATTAATATCTATAGTACTAGTTGCATTTTCATATAATTCACAGAATGTTACTCCTGGAATATTCAAAATACCTGCAAGAATTGCTTCATAAGTACTAAGAGCAGGAAATGAGGTAGATAGTGCTTGTCTATTTCTTAATGCATAATCAGTTTCAACTGGATTACCTGGAGTTGCATCTGATTGAGATACAGCAGTTTGCCATCCTAATTGAGGATTATTGATTATATTGATAGTTCCAGCAGGTGCTAATATTTGACCCAAAGTTTGACAAGTAGCCAATACATCTACATAATCTGGAGTAACTGGAATTGTAAAATCAGCAAGGTTCCAAAGATTATTATTCAAATCTTGTACAACTCCATTTGTGATATTAGTACCTGCTACTCCAGTACACCTGACAATAGCAGTAGAATTAGTTGGTACTTCTCTTGATATTCCATTAATTTCTACTAATGAAGATAGATAAGTGCCAGTTGAATATCTTGGTGAAAATCCATTATAAACTTGGATACAAAGTGAATTACTATCATTTTGAGCAGCAGCAATAACAGAGAATAATTGACCCATTTTAGAGTCATTAGTAATCACTGCATCTGAACCCATTATACCTTGATAAGAAAAAAAGAAAGAATTAAGAATATCTTGAAATACAGGTGCTGTAATACCAGATGAATTAACTTGAGTTGATGTGGATATTGACATTAATTGCCTCCTAGAGTGATATTTAATGGAGCAGTTCCATATTGTGTGTTAATAAGAGCAGAGACATTCAATAATCTGTTAGAAATAAAAGAAGTATAACTTTGTAATGAAGTTACTCCAGCAGTACCTAAAATTCTTGATTTAATTTCTAAGTCATAATTTGTATTTTTACCAAGAATATCTTGAGTCCAAGGAGTTCCATCAGCAGTATTCATGAACCACTCACCAACCCATAGATTAAGTCTTGTATAAACTTGTTGAATAACTACTTCACCTGAATTACTAAAGAAATTTCCAGTCCAATCATGTGTGTTAATATCATCCTGTTGATCTATCATGCTTATTCCTTATATTTTACCAGATATATCATGCTTGAGGACCTCCTGAATTACCACTTCCTGGTTGAATCCCTGAGTGAGTATGAGTGCTTAATGGAATTGCATTACCAGTTATTTCACCATTTGCTACTATAGTTCCTGACACTGTTAGATTTCCTGTAATTGCTGTAGTTGGAGCAGTGATTGAAGTATTTCCTGTACTATTTATTTGAACTGCAGAGGATGTATTTATATAAATTCCAGAAGTTGGTGAAATTCCAATTACATCACTTCCAGATGAATTTCTAATTTGAATATCTGTTACAGATATATTAGGAATAACTTCAGGTTGGGAAATACTACAAGGAATAACATAACAATCTGTTAGATCATGCATTCTCTGTTCAAGAGTCTGTCTTGGTTGTACTTTATCATTCAAAATTCCACCAAGTTGCATATAACTTTGAATATCTCTTGAAGAGAAAAATATTATACAAGGAGTATTGACTTGAATAGGAGTTGTTATGGTATATCCACCTGAAGAAAGAAAGATAACTGGTACATCATTCAATACAGGTAGATTAATGAATTTTGAATAATCATCATAGAATAATTTACCCATCACTCCAGGTTGAACTTCTGCTAAATTAGTTCCAGGATTATAGGAGATAATTATTCCTGGCATTGATGTCTGAATTTGTGCAATTCTTGCATTCATTGTTGATTGAAGTACATCTTCATCATCTCCAATCAGTTGTTTAATTTCCATTCTTTATTCCTTACTGTGGCAGCCCAAGTGAAAATTTAAGCTGACCAGGAGTTAGATTTCCTGTAATTGCATAACAAATAATATCTGAATACCACTTCTGACCTCTGTTATCACCATCATGAGAAATAGCAATTACTTTATATATTCCATTTGGTGAAATTGGTGAAGTAGTTAAACTCCATTGAGCTGCTTCTGAATTAGAGAAATTCTGTTGAAGTGCTTGAATAGAAGCATTATTCAGTTCAATTGCACATCCTTGTTTAATTCCTGGATTAAGAAGAGTTTTGACATGAATTCCATCAATGGTTTGAGTAGGTAATCCAATCATACCAGTACTGGCATTAATAACTATTACCTCTTGATTAAAATAACTTCCTCTTTCTACTACATTAATTTTACCATCTTCAAGAAACCAATCACAATTTGCTTGAGCAGATAAAGTTCTAATATGATCTTTCATTTTGCCATAATAAGTTCTACCAAAAGGAAGTTTAGTTTTATCATCAAGTGTTGAGTAATTCACATCAACTCCAATACTTTCTGCCATTGAATATAATCTTGAATTAGGTGTACTTCCTGCAGCAACAGTCATAGAAACAAATCCATCTTTAAAGAAACTATCTCCATCAGTTGCTCTGATAGTAATGAATGAATCAACTCCATTTTCTTTTCCTTGAGTAACTTGTCTAATTTGACCTGTGAATATAGTACTGATATTTCCATTATATCCTGCATTCAGAATAATAACTAATCCTTCATTTAATATCTGTTGAATAGTACTTGGTGCAACATTAAAAATCTTGATATTAATTACCTTAGGAGTGCCAATAATAGCAGCAGAGGTAGTGAATTGAAATTGAAGATTACTTAAATCAATAGTTAAGTTATCACTTTGAATAAGTAATTGACTTTGTCTAATCCATTGTTGAGTCATACTAATTCCATATTATAATCTGAGAAATTGAACCTAAATCAGTATAAGTCATTTCATGAGTTGGGTCAGATGTAGTACTGACTGATAATCCAAATCCAAGATTAAGGTATTGATAAGGACCCAGTAAATCCATTCCTGGTACTAATGCAATTCCTGTTATAATAGGATTTTTATTTGTATCAAGTAAATTTAAACAATATTGAGTACCTCTCCATATAATAGAGAAATTGTAATTAACACCTTTAATTGATGTATTAAAAGTTTGACTGCCTTGAATAGTCTGTAGTTGTTTTATCATAGAATGTTTGTACTTGTAACTGTTGCATTAGGTGGTAATGAATAAGTACTAGGACCTGAAGTACTTTGACTTCCTGTATTAACAGGTGCTGCAGTATTTGGTGCATCTGCTTGTAAATCAGCACTTGTGTAACTAGAGGTATTTACAATAATAATTTCCTGACAGTGTAAATTCAAAAAGACAGAATTTTCAGTTCTTGCTTCAGTATTTTCTTCAATTGACAGAATGACCATATTTTTGTATTGTCTTTTACCAGTTGTAATAGTAAAAGGAATTCTGTTACTTTGAAGAACAAGGAATTGCTCATAAAAATCTGCATTATCTTGAGGAGAATCTGTTAAACCAAGAAATGCTCCTGCAGTCTGAAATGCTCCAAAAGGATTAGAAGAAACTGAATATCCAACTTGAATTTGAACTTCTTGAGGAAGAGCAAACATATGATCAGAAATAAGTACACCCATTTCTGTTGGATGTCTAGTAACTTCATATCTGTCTATATGCTTTTCTGAAATAGCACATCTTGCTTTAATATAGATAGTAGGGGATTTGAACTCTCTGATATTGACAGATTGAAATAATGTAGGTGCTAAGTAATTTGCAGTTTGTTCTAAAATTGATAATGGGTTAATACTTGATAAAGACATTTTTTATTCCTTTAGTTTACAATTCATGAAGTGCCATCTTGATTTTCCATTCACTATTGACTCCTTGTTTGATTATATCTTGAGTTAGCTGAGGTTTTTTCTTTAAGTTTTGCCATAACAATATCAGCTGCAGCTTTGGGATCAGTAACTCCATTCACTGTGATGTTAATATCTCTTGCTTGTTGAGCAAAACCAAGTGCAGCCATTCCTCTTTCATCAGCAGCTATTTGCCTTTGTTCATCAGTTAATCCAGGTCTAACTATTTCCCTAGAATATGCAGCACCTCTATAATATGGGTCATTGGAAGTAGATTGCATTTTTGCCCAATTATTCTTTTCTGAATTTAATCTTTCCCAATTAATAAAAGCAAGTTGTTCAGAAAATGCTTGATTTTGATCAGTCACTGATCTCATACTATGACCAAAAAGATTTTTATATAAACCTTGTCTATCACCATGCCATTGTTCTATACCATAAGCTGAACCATTATCACCTTCAGCAAAAGGGTCTAAATTGCTTGTTTCTTTTGAAAGAGATGCCATAACTGCACTTGCATCATTTTTACTCATTCCCATACCCATCAGAGATTCCATTGCAGTCTTTTCTCTTGCAGAAACACCAAAAGGAGAATTTGATTGACTCATCTTTTTTTGAATAGAAACTAAAGGATTATCATAAACATCTTCATTGAATGCAGTGTAAAGTGTAGCACCTAAATCTGCTCCAGGATGAAAAAAGTTTTCTAATATTTTACCAATTCCATATCCAACTTCAAGCATAAATGCTCTAGCTAACCATATTCCTGCAAGTTTCCACATTGATTCAGTTTTTTCAGCAAATTCTTTAGCAGCTTGTATTTTTGTTAATGTTCCTATATCACCAGGCTTTGCTGCATTATGTTCCATCCATTGTTTCTCAATTACTCCAGCACTTGAATTAGCAGCACTTGAATTTTTGATAGAAGCACCAAAAAATGAAGCAGTTAAAGATAATGTTGAAAGAATTCCCCAATTCTCTTTAAAAAAACTACCTATTGATTCAAATGGATTTACTACTTTTTCAAGAGAAGCAGATATACTATTCAATTCTTTTGAAATTGTAGAATATTTATTTTTCAATTCATTCATTGCAGGAGTAATTGAATCAGTAATAACTTTAGCAAATTCTTTCATGCCACTTTCAATTTTACTTGCATTTTCATCAAAAGCTTTAATTGCACTTTCAAAAAGACTTAATTCAGTTGCATTAACTTGCTGAAGCATTTCTCCAAAATGAGTTGCACCAACATTCATTGCTTTATCAATATCTACAGAGAATTGAGTCATCTGGTCATGAATACCAGGAGCCATATTATCAATACCTGAGCCATTTGCAACTTTATGTTTTTGATATTGCTTAATTAATTCATCAGGTCTTTCCCATGCTTGATATCCAACATCATAACCCATTCCACCAACTTCCATTGCATTCAAGAATGTTTCTTCCCTCATACCCTGTTTTTTAAGATTAGGAATATTCTTGATGATGTCCATCATAACATCAGTTGTATTTTTACCAGTAAGATTTGTACCAGAGAATTGAGATAGGAATTGATTTGCACCAGATCCAGTCATTCTTCTGAATTTCTCTAAATTATTCAAAGAAGAAGACATTTGATCAACTGATGAACCAACATCTTGTGCTGCTTCAGTAATTGACCTGAAAGAAGAAA